CGACTGGCGCGGCCTCTACAAGAACCCCGGCGCGTGAGCCGGGCCATCCCCTGAACCCTGATCCCTGACGCACGGGCGGCCCTCGCGCCGCCCGTCGTCGTTCCGCGAAAGGAATGCGCGATGAAGAACTACGTCCAGCCCGGCAACACCCTTTCTCTGACCGCGCCATACGCCGTGACCTCCGGCGACGGCCTTCTCGTCGGCGCCATCTTCGGCGTGGCGGCCGGCGATGCCGCGAGCGGCGCGACCATCGAGGCCGCGCTCACAGGCGTCTTCGACCTCACCAAGGTCGGCTCGCAGGCCTGGACCGTCGGCGCCAAGGTGTACTGGGACGACACCAACAAACGCTGCACCACGGTCGCCACCGACAACACCCTCATCGGCGTCGCCGTCGAGGCGGTGGCCGGCGGCGCCGGCGACACCATCGGCAGGGTGCGCCTGAACGGCAGCTTCTGATGACCGCCTTCGCCGCCGCCCTCGACGCGCTCTTCGCGGACGCGCACCTCGCGCGCGACGTCGTCTACACCGCCGAGGGCGGCGCGCCCGCGCTGGTCCGCGCGATCCTCAGGAGGCCGGACGACATCACCGGCTTCGGCGAGGCACGCATCTGGTCGGAAACCACTCGGCTGGATCTGCGCCTCGTCGAGGTCGCCAACCCGCATCCCGGCGACCGGATCGAGATCGACGGCGAGGCCTTCCTCATCCAGGGCGAGCCGGTTCGCGACCGCGAGCGGCTCGTCTGGACCGTGGATCTGAGGCCCGCGTGAAGCTGAAGCTCGACATCACGCCCGATCTCGTCGCCGCCATGGCGGCCGAGGTGAAGGCCGGGGAGAAGGCCGTCACCGCCGCCATGCGCGAGGCTGGGACCGGGCTCAAGACCGCATGGCGCGGGCAGATCACCGGCGCGGGCCTCGGGCGGCGGCTGGCGAACTCGATCCGGAGCCAGACCTATCCCAAGGCCGGCGAGAGCCCGAATGCCGCGGCGCTGGTCTGGTCCAAGGCCCCGGTCATCGTCGGCGCCCACGACACCGGCCCGTTGATCCGCTCGAAAGACGGGTTCTGGCTGGCGATCCCGACCGAGGCCGCTGGCCGAGGCCTCCGCGGCGGCAAGCTCACCCCCGGGGAATGGGAACGCCGCCGCGGGCTGCGCCTGCGCTTCGTCTACCGCCGGCGTGGGCCGAGCCTGCTGGTCGCCGACCGCGCCCGGATCAACACCCGCGGTCAGGCGGTGGCGTCGCGCGCGAAGACCGGCCGCAACCAGGTCACCGCACCGATCTTCCTGCTGGTCCCACAGGTCAAGCTGCCAAAGCGGCTGGAACTCGCGCGGGATGCAGACCGGGCGTTGGACAGTGTGCCGGGGCTGATTGTGGCGAACTGGGTGGAAGGGCATATCAACTGAAGAAGTGGCGCGCCACCGCGCTAGCTGAGGATCCTCAGTGTTTCTTTGACCGTCAGCAAAAGTCGCTTCTGGAATTCGGCGATGAAACTGGGCAAGCGCATGTTGATCTTATCTTCATTGCCGTAAAAGAGGTTTCTGTTGCCATATGATGTGAGGCGTCCGTTCTCACGGTCGGGCATGAGAATAAACCGCTCTTGCACGACTCCATTCGCCCTAACTTCATAGACCTTGGGTTGTTCGTCAAAAAATCCGTCGTGGATGATCAGGTTTCGGAGGGCCTCCGTTTCCGTGACCAGATCGCAGGGCTCAAATAGCGTCCCGGTTTTATTGTTGAGTGAAATGCGACGCCGGTCGCCGAAGAGCTTGTTTTTCGACGCCAAACGAGGGTAGCGACTGAAATCTGTTCTTATATGCTCGGCTTCAAAGACAAGTTTCGTGGCGTAGTCCAGAAGGCTGTGCAGACGAATGTAGATCACGTTAATGAGGGCGATCAACTTTGCGGTTACTGGTGAACCGATGTGCCGAATTCCATCCGGGCTGACGCCGGGGGGATAGAAGAGTTCTTCCAAGTTGAGCGTTTTGTAGAATTCGCCCTGAAGTTGGACGACCTCGATCAGTGCCTCCTGAATGCCAGAAACCAGCCTGCGGCAGTCATGCAAGTATAGGAGTTTGTGAGTCGTCGGGTCGCTGTTTGCGCCAACGAGTTTTTCGAAGAGTTCACGGGAGATTGGCGCTTCTGAGTTTAGTCCGGCAGTCACGACCCACTCTTGCACTTTCGGAAGTATCGCGTGGTATTGTCCAATCCCATCAAATATTTGTGCTGCAAGGGCATCGTGAATTCGAACACAAATATTCTCGATCTCATGGGAAAAATCACCAGTGCTGGCACGCCAGACTCCCTGGGGATCAAACGAAAAGTAGACCACACCGCTGCGCGGGACGTCCGAAAGGGGAACGCCGTGCAGAGTAAGGTAGGTCGGTTGCCGATCCGAAGCGCTCATTTCTGTCGACTGACTGAACATGCGTTCGAAGCTACACGCACCAAATTTTCTTTGCCAGACAGTACTGTTAGCCGCCACAGCAACGCTCATCCAATAATGGCTGGCCGCCAATGCCCACCTATCGCGAAACCATCCTCGCCGCGCTGCATGCGCGGCTTACGGCGCTGCCCGCCACCGCCCTGCGCGGCGAGGTACTGCCCGAGCGCGTGCCGGCCGATGGCCTGCTGATCCTCCGCGATGGCGAGCCGGGGGAGCCAGACGTCACGCTGTCGCCCCTGCGCTACCACTACCAGCATCGCGCCGAGATCGAGGCGGTCGTGCAGGGCGCGGCGCGTGACGTCGCATTCGACACGCTGACCACCAGCATCGGCATGGCGCTCGCCGCCGACCGCACGCTGGGCGGGCTCTGCGACTGGGTCGAGGCCGAAGCGCCGCGGTCTGTCGATCTGCCGGTCGAGGGCGCGGCCAGCTTTAAGGCGGCCGTGATCCCGGTGGTGCTGCACTATTCCACGGCTGACCCACTCAGCTGATCCCGACAATCCGAGGAGAAAACCATGGCACGAGCCCAAGGGGCGCGGGCGCTGATGGCGCTTGCGTTCGAGACGACCTATGGCACGCCGCCCGCGAGCGGCTTCACCCGCATGCCCTTCGCCAGCACCTCGCTGGGGGCGGAGCAGCCGCTGCTGAACTCGGAGCTTCTCGGCTACGGCCGCGATCCGCTGGCGCCGATCAAGGATGCCGTGACGGCCGATGGCGATGTCGTCGTGCCCCTCGACGCCGAGGCGTTCGGCTTCTGGCTGAAGGCGGCGTTCGGCGCACCCACGACCACGGGTGTGGAAGCGCCGTACACCCACGAGTTCCAGTCAGGGTCCTGGACGCTGCCCAGCATGTCGATCGAGACTGGCATGCCAGAGGTGCCCCGATACGCGATGTACTCGGGCTGCGTGCTCGACCAGATCACCTGGCAGATGCAGCGCTCCGGCTTGCTGACGGCAACGGCGCGGCTGGTGGCACAGGGCGAGACGGTCGGCACAACCACCAGCGCCGGAACGCCGACTGCGCTGGAGCTGAAGCGGTTCGGCCATTTCAACGGGGCGATCACGCGGAACGGGACCGCGCTCGGCAACGTCGTCTCGGCCGAGATCACCTATGCCAACAACCTCGACCGGATCGAGACGATCCGCTCGGACGGCCGGATCGACGGGGCGGACCCGTCCATCGCCGCGCTGACCGGCCGGATCGAGGTGCGCTTCGCCGACCAGACTCTGGTGACGCAGGCGATCAATGGCGAGGCCTGCGAGATGGAATTCGCCTACGTCCTGCCTTCGGGCGAGAGCTTCACCTTCACCGTGCACGCCGTCTACCTGCCGCGCCCGCGCATCGAGATTTCCGGGCCGCAGGGCGTGCAGGCCACCTTCGACTGGCAGGCCGCCCGCGACAGCGTCGTCGGCCGGATGTGCACCGCCACCCTCGTGAACGATGTGGAGACCTACTGATGCTCACGCTCGACCTGACCAACGCGCCGCGCTGGCATGACCTCTCGCCCGGCGTCCGGGTGCAGCTGCGCCCGCTGACCACCGCGCTGATGGTGGCGACCCGCAGCGACCCGGCCGTCGAGGCGGTGCCCGAGGACGCCTCCGACGAGGAGCGCGCCGTCGCCTTCGCCAAGGCGCTGGCGCGACGGGCCGTGCTCGCCTGGGAGGGCATCGGCGACGCCCACGGCAAGCCCATCGACCCGAGCCCCGAGGCCATCGACGCGCTGCTCGATGTCTGGCCGATCTTCGAAGCCTTCCAGCTGACCTACGTCTCGAAGGGTCTGCTGCTGGAACAGGAAAAAAACGCCTCCGCGCTCTCGCCGAATGGTCCTTCGGCGGGGGCGACCGATACTGCGACGCCTGCACGCAAGCGTGCGAAGACTGCCCGGCGCGGCTGAACCGCCCCTGGACGGATGAGGGCTGGCAGGTCTGGGATCTCGTCGGCCGGCTCGGCGGCCAGCTGCGCGTCCTGCCCGGCGCGGTGATCGGCTGGGACATGTCGGCAGCACTCGCGCTCGGTGACGCCCTCGGCGTGCCGCCGCTCGCCACGGCCGAACTGCTGCCCGTCATCGAAGCGGTGATGGTCACCAAGCTCAACGAACAGATGGAAGTCTCGCATGGCCGAGAAACGCGTTAGCGTCCGCCTCGCCGCGGTCGGCGGGCGACAGGTGCGCGCCGAGCTCGAAGGTGTCGGCGAGGCTGGGGCGCGCGGCTTCGGACGGCTGAGCCGGGAGATGGAGGCGGCTAATGCCCGGCTCGCCGGCTTCGCGCGCCGTCTGCGCGTGACGGCTGCAGCTGCGGTCGCTGCCGCCACAGCTGCCGGCGTTGCCATGGTCCGCTCCGGCCTGCAGACGGTGGATGCACAGGCGAAGCTGGCGCAGTCGCTCGGCACCACCGTCGCCTCGATCCAGACGCTGGAGCGCGCGGGCGAGCTGGCGGGCGTCTCGATGTCCGGGATCGAACAGGCCACCAAGGACCTGACGCGTCGTCTCAGCCAGGCGGCCGCCGGGGCCGGTCCCGCCATCGACGCGCTGGACCGGCTCGGGCTCTCGGCCAACGAACTGATCGCGCTGCCGCTGGACCAGCGCGTCGGCGCGATCAACGCCGCCATCGAGAACTTCGTGCCCACCGCCGAACGCGCGGCGGTCGCGGGTCAGCTCTTCGGCGAGGAAGGCTCCATCGCCATGAGCCGGATCGACACCGCGACGCTGCGCCAGGCGACGGAGGACGTGCTCGCCTTCGGCGTCGTCGTCTCCGAGCAGGACGCCGACCAGATCGAGCGGACGAACGACGCGATCTCCCGGCTCGGGCTGATCTGGCGCGGGCTGTCGAACCAGCTGGCGGTCGCCGCGGCACCTGCGCTGGAAGCCGTCGCGAACGCCATGGCGGCGGTCGCCAGTCGCACCGGGCCGCTCGGCATCGCGATCCGCGGTCTCTTCGACAACATCGGCCGCCTGACCACCTATGCCGCGACCTTCGCCGCCTTCCTCGCGGGACGCTGGGTCGCCGGCATGGCCGCTGCGGCGCTCTCGGTCCGGGGCCTCGCTACGGCGCTGGTCGTTCTGCGTGGGGCGCTGATCCGCACCGGTATCGGCGCGCTGATCGTCGGTGCGGGCGAGCTCCTCTACCAGTTCATGCGTCTCGTCGCCGGTGCGGGCGGCTTCGGCGAGGCGATGTCGCTGCTGAAAGACCTCGCCGTCGAGGTCTGGGAGCGGATCAGGATGGGCGCGGCTGCGGCGGGCGCGGCCGCGACGGCGATGTTTTTCGACCTGAAGGCGGACGCCGCATCGGGCATGCAGAGCGCCATCGAGAGCGTCGTCGGTTTCGGCAACACGGCGGCGAACACGTTCGAAGGCGCCTATGAGGCGATCAAGGCGATCTGGGGCCTGCTGCCCGCCGCCATCGGCGATCTGGCGTTCCAGGCGGCCAACAGCTTGGTCGACGGCGTCGAGGCGATGCTGAACGGCGTTGTCTCGCGCATCAACGGCTTCATCGCCGGCATCAACCAGGGGCTGGAAGCGCTCGGGTCCGAGCGCCGGATCTCGCTGGTGCCCGACCTCGACCTAGGCGAGATCGAGAACCGCTTCGAGGGCGCGGCCAGCGCTGCCACGACGGCGGCGCAGGCGGCGTTCGAGCGGGCCTTCGAGGACAACCCGCTCACCGCGCCCGATCTCGGCCTGACCGACGCGGCGAACCGCGCGCTCGAGTCGGCGAACCTCTATCGTGGGGCCGCACGCGATCTGGCCGAAGGGGCCCGCGCACCGCTGGAAAGCTGGCAGGCGCTGCGCGATGCAGTCCGAGGCACAGACGAGGACGGCGCCGACGCTTTGGCCGAGACGACCGCTGCGGCGGAGCGGCTGGAGACGGCGCTCGGCGATGCCGGACGCGCCGCGACGGATGCAGGCGCGGCGGCCGGAGCTGCCGCTGCTGCAGCGAAGCCCGCGACCGAGGCAGCCGTCACCGGCTGGCAGGCGGTCACGGCAGCGCTGTCGGACTATGCCAGCAAGGCCCGCGAGATCGGCGGAGACATCGGCCAGAGCCTCGTCGGCGCTTTCCAGTCGGCCGAGAACGCCGTGGGCCAGTTCGTGAAGACCGGCAAACTGAACTTCCGCGACCTCGTCACCTCGCTGTTGGCCGATCTCGCCCAGCTGGCGGCGCGGCGTTTCATCCTCGGGCCGATCGCCAACGCGCTCTCCGGCGTGTTCGGCGGCACGGGCGGGATCTTCGCCAACGTCCTGCACGCGGGCGGCATGGTTGGCTCCGCCGGGCCCTCGCGCATGGTCCCGGCCATGGCCTTCTTCGCCGCCGCGCCCCGGATGCATTCCGGCGGCATGGCCGGGCTTCGGCATGATGAGGTGCCCGCGATCCTGCAACGCGGCGAGCGAGTGCTGTCGCGGCGGGAGGCACAGAGTTACGGCGCGGGCGGCGGTGTCAACGTCACCATTATGGCGCGCGACGCGGAGAGCTTTCGGCAGTCCCGCACCCAGGTCGCGGCCGACATCGCCCGCGCCGTGTCGCTCGGGCGGAGGGGCATGTGATGGCGTTCCACGAGGTCCGGTTTCCCGACAACATCAGCCGGGGCGCGCGGGGCGGGCCGGAAAGGCGCACGCAGATCGTCGAACTCGCCTCGGGCGACGAGGAGCGCAACGCCAGCTGGGCCAATTCGCGGCGCCGCTACGACGTCGCCTATGGCATCCGCCGCGCGGACGATCTGGCTGCGGTCGTCGCCTTCTTCGAGGCGCGCAACGGCCGCTTGCATGGTTTCCGGTTCAAGGACTGGGGTGACCACAAGTCCTGCCCGCCATCGGGAACGCCATCGCCGACAGACCAAGCGATCGGCACTGGCGACGGCGCCACAACCGCCTTCCAACTGGTGAAGCGCTACGCCTCGGGCAGCCAGACCTGGACTCGCACGATCACAAAGCCGGTCGCCGACACGGTGCGCGTCGCGCTCGATGGAGCCGAACAGCCCAGCGGGTGGTCCGTCGACACGACCACCGGCGTGTTCACCTTCGACACTGCGCCCGCCGAGGGCGTCGCGATCACCGCGGGCTTCGAGTTCGACGTGCCGGTTCGCTTCGACACCGACGCGCTCGACGTGACGCTCGACCTCGAGCGGCTCGGCTCGATCACCTCCATCCCGCTTCTGGAGATCCGGCGATGAACGACACCGGCAGCTTCGTCGCAGCCGTGCTACGCGAGCTCGCGGCCTCGACCGCCGTGATCCTCGCCGCTTGGGGCGCGCTCGGCGGCGCGACCAACGCGCTGACCACGAAGATGCACCTGCGCGACGCGCTGCGGCACATCCTCCTCGGTGGTCTGATCGCCGCGGGCATGGGCAGCCTGTCGATGGCAGTCATAACGAGCTGGATGGGCCTGCCGACGGAGGCGATACCGGCGGGCGGCGCGGCAGGGTCCGCCGCCTATCTCGTCGGCGTCTTCGGGCCGGCCTTCATCGAGATGCTGCTCGCCCGCCTGCGCCGCGCCAAGCAGGGCGACGGCGATGAATGAGATCCTTCGCTTCGCGCGCGCCCTCCGCTGCGACCCGGCCGACCCTCGAGCGGCCTTTACCCACCGTCTGCGCATCGGCCTCGCCATCGCAGCACTGATCCTGATCCTCTCGCTTTTCCGGTAATCCCATGCACATGACCGACCGGGGTCTGCTGGCCCTCGTCCGGCACGAAGGACTCGTGCCCGGACCCTATCTCGATGTGAAACAGGTCTGGACCTTCGGCATCGGCCACACGGCCGCGGCCGGGCCACCCGATCCCGCCACCTTGCCGCGCGGTATGCCCGCCGAGTTCGACACCGGGATCCGCGAGGCGTTCCGGGTCTTCCGCGCCGACCTCGCGCGCTACGAGGCCGCCGTCCTCCGGGCCGTGAAGGTGCCATTGGCGCCGCATGAGTTCGATGCGCTGGTCAGCTTTCACTACAACACCGGCGGCATCGCAAAGGCCGCGCTGACCCGACATCTCAATGCCGGCAATCGCGTTGCAGCGGCCGACGCGTTTCTGAACTGGCGGAGACCGGCCTCGATCATTCCCCGCCGGGAGGCTGAGCGCGACCTGTTTCGCCATGGCCGCTATCCCGTCGGCACGATCCCGGTCTGGTCTGTGGACCGCGCGGGCCGCGTGGACTTCTCGCGTCCGATCCGCCGCCTGACCGAGGATGGGGCGCTGGCCTTGGCTCGCGGGCCGTGGCCGACGCCGACGCCGCCGGTGCTCGCCCCTTCACCCACCGCGCCGACCGGCTGGCTCGCCCGGCTGGCCGCCTTCTTCTCCACCCTGATCCGGAGGGCCTGACTCATGCGCTACGTCCGCCCCAACTCGCTCACCTGGTGGGCGGGACTTCTCGCCATGCTCACTGGCATCGCCTCTTTCGCGCTGCCCGCCACCGGGCCGCTGAGCGAGCTGTCTCGCCTCGTCGCGCAGCTCGCCGGCTCCGGTGATGCCTCGCCCGCAGGGCTGATGTTCCTCGGGCTCGGCCTGATCGGCCTGCGCGACCGGATCGAGCGCGGGTTCCGCGGCGATGCTTGAGTTCCTCGCCGGTCTGATCGTGGGCGGCTGCCTCGGCGTTTTAGTCGCTGCCCTCTGCGTCGCCGCTGCACGCGGGGAGCAGGACGATGGCTGATCTCCTGGTCTGGCTGGTCGCAGGGCTCGGCGCGGTCGGGGGTGTGGTCCTCGGCCGGCTCTGGGGCCGCGTCGACGGGAAGCGCGCTGGCAAACGGGAGGCGGAACGCGATGCAATGGAAGACAAGAGCGAGCGCGTCGAACGCGGGCGCGACGCCGTTCGCGATGGCCGCGTCACTGGCGATCCTGCTGACCGGCTGCGCCGCAACGATGGGCGGTGGTGATGCCGGTTGCGCCTCCTATGCCGAGGCGCGGCTCGCCCGGCCGCCTGCCGAAACCGTCACCGCCGTGCCGCCTGCATGGGCGGACTGGATTGCCGATCTCGACGACCGCATGACGGGAACTTGCCGATGAAATCCCTCTCGCCCGCCCTGCAGGCCCATCTCGACGAGGGCACGACCACGCTCGCCTGGTGCTGGCGGATAACGCGCGCCGATGGCGTCACCTTCGGCTTCACCGATCACGACCGGACGCTCGCCTTCGACGGCACCGACTTCGAGCCGGAGAGCGGTCTGACCGCGACCGAGGTGCGATCGGGTTCGGACCTTTCGGTCGATGCGCAGGACGCCGAGGGCGTGCTGACCTCTGACCGCATCACCGAGACCGACATTCTCGACGGCCGCTGGGACAATGCCGAGGTCGAAGTCTGGCGGGTGAACTGGGCCCATACGAGCCAGCGCGTGCTGATGCGCCGGGGCGCCATCGGTCAGATCCGGCGCGGACGTTTGGCCTTCGTCGCCGAGGTGCGTTCGCTCGCCCATGTGCTGGGCCAGACGGTCGGGCGGACCTTTCAGGCGACCTGCGATGCCGCGCTCGGTGACGCGCGCTGCAGCGTCGATCTCGAGGATCCCGCTTTCAAGGGTGCGGGCGCCGTGATCGACCTGCTGCGGGATCGGGCCTTCACCGCCTCGGGCCTCGGCGAGTTCGCCTCCGGCTGGTTCACCTTCGGCACCGTTGAATGGATTAGCGGCGTGAACGCCGGGCGGCGCACCGAAGTGCTGGGCCATGACGTGACGGAGGGCATCGCCGTGCTGACCCTGCTCGAGGCGCCGGTGCGGTCCATCGGCGAAGGCGACGCCTTCACCATCCGCGCCGGCTGCGACAAGCGCATCGAGACCTGTGGGGCGAAGTTCGCCAACACCGCCAACTTCCGCGGCTTCCCCCACATCCCAGGCCAGGACACCATCCTGCGCTACGCGACGAAGGACGGCGGCCACGAGGGAGGCGTGCTGTGACCAGCGTCGTTTCCAGCGGAAACGACGGGCGGCAGAGCATCGCATCGCGATGCACGAGAGCTGGCGCCGATCCGAATCGGGTCATCGCTGCGGCGCGATCCTGGCTCGGCACCCCCTACCACGACCAGGCGAGCCTCAAGGGCGTCGGCTGCGACTGCCTCGGGCTGGCCCGCGGCGTCTGGCGCGAGGTCGTCGGACCCGAACCATTCCCGATCCCGCCCTACAGTCGCGATTGGGGCGAGACCGGCCCACGTGAGGTGCTGGCAGAGGGCGCGCGACGCATGATGATCGAGGTGTCGCCCGCCGAGGCCGGTCCCGGCGCGCTGGTCCTCTTCCGCATGAGGCCGCGCGCCATCGCGAAACATGTCGGCATAATGATCGGGCCGGAAAGCTTCCTGCACGCCTACGAGCGGCTCGGCGTGATCGAGGAACCGCTCACCTCATCCTGGCGGCGGCGCATCGCCTCCGCTTTCCTGTTTCCGCAACGCTGAGACCCAGACATGGCAACGCTCGTCCTCGGTGCCGCTGGCGCCGCCATTGGCGGCAGCATCGGCGGCGCGATCCTCGGCGTGAGTGCCGCCACCATCGGTGGCTTCGTGGGCTCGACTATAGGCTCGGTCGTCGACAGCTGGATCGTGTCCTCGCTTGCGCCCACCCAGCGCATCGAGGGGCCGCGGCTCGATAGCCTTCGGATCACGTCCTCGACGGAAGGAGCCGTCATCCCCCGCGTCTACGGGCGGATGCGCATGGGCGGGAATGTGATCTGGGCGACCGATTTCCGCGAAGAGACCAAGACCACCACGCAGGGCGGCGGCAAGGGCGGCGGGGGCGGCGGCAAGGTCAAGACGACGGAGTATCTCTACTACGCGAGCTTCGCCATGGCGCTCTGCGAGGGACCGATCACCGGCATCGGGCGCATCTGGGCCGACGGCAAGTTGCTCGATACCGCCGGCATCACCTGGCGCTGGTATCCTGGCGACGAGAGCCAGACCGCCGATCCGTTCATTGCGGCGAAGATGGGCGCGGCGAACACCCCGGCCCATCGCGGCACGGCCTATGTGGTCTTCGAGGATCTGCCGCTCGGCAACTACGGCAACCGCCTGCCGCAGCTCTCCTTCGAGGTCTTCCGCCCTTTGGCCGACCCCGACACCGCCGAAGGGCTGACGCAGGCGGTCACGATGATCCCGGCCTCGGGCGAGTTCACCTACGCGACGCAGGGCATCCGCAAGGGCAGCGGCGGCGCGCAGATCCCCGAGAACCTGAACGCGCGGTCGGACACCGCCGACATGGTGGTGGCGCTCGACCGGCTGCAGGCGATGGCGCCGAAGGTGGAGAGCGTCAGCCTCGTCGTCGCCTGGTTCGGGAACGACCTGCGCGTCGGCGACTGCACGATCCGACCGGGCGTCGAGGTGTCGGAGAAGACGACGAGCCCGCAGACGTGGTCGGTGAACGGCGTTAGCCGGTCCGCGGCGCATCTCGTCAGTCGCGACGACCAGGACCGACCCGTCTATGGCGGCACGCCGGCAGACTTCGCGGTGGTGCAGGCGATCAAGGAGATGAAGGCCCGCGGGCTGCGCGTCACCTTCTATCCGTTCATCCTGATGGACGTACCGCCCGGCAACACGCTGCCGAACCCGTATTCCGACAACGCCGCCGAGACGGGGCAGCCGGCCTTTCCGTGGCGGGGCCGGATCTCCTGCTCGCCGGCCGCCGGCTACGCCGGGACCGTGGACAAGACCGGAGCGGCGGCGAGCCAGGTCGCGGCCTTCTTCGGCAGCGCCAGCCCATCGGACTATGCGGTCTCGGGCGAGACCGTCTCCTGGACCGGAGCGCCGGGCGACTGGGGTCTGCGCCGCATGGTGTTGCACTACGCACATCTCTGCGCGGCGGCCGGCGGGGTCGACGCCTTCCTGATCGGGACGGAGATGCGCGGGCTGACCACGATCCGCTCGGGGAGCAGCGCCTATCCGGCAGTGCAGGCCTTCCGCGGTCTGGCCGCCGACGTGCGCGCCATCCTCGGGGCGGGCACGGCGATCAGCTATGCGGCGGACTGGTCCGAGTATTTCGGCCACCAGCCGGGCGACGGCTCGGGTGACGTGTTCTTCCATCTCGACCCGCTCTGGGCCGATCCGGAGATCGATTTCGTCGCCATCGACAACTACATGCCGCTCTCCGACTGGCGCGACGGGTTCGAGCATGCCGACGCGCAGGAGGGCTGGCCCGCGATCTACTACCGCGCCTACCTGCAATCCAACATCGCGGGCGGCGAGGGCTTCGACTGGTTCTACGCCAGCCTGGCGGATCGGTCGGCGCAAATCCGAACGCCGATCACCGATGGTGCCGTCGGCAAGCCTTGGGTCTTCCGCTACAAGGACCTGCGCAGCTGGTGGTCGAACCTGCATTACGACCGACAGGGCGGGGTCGAGAGCGCGACGCCGACGGGGTGGGCGCCGCAGTCCAAGCCGATCTGGTTCACCGAGTTGGGCTGTCCGGCCATCGACCGGGGCACGAACCAACCGAACGTCTTCTTCGATCCGAAATCCTCCGAGAGCTTCGTGCCCTACTTCTCCCGCGGCTGGCGAGACGACGCGATCCAGCGCGCCCATCTCGAGGCCACGTATCTCTTCTGGGGCGAGGCCACGAACAACCCGATCTCGTCGGTCTATGGCGGCCGGATGGTGCATGTGCCCGAATGCGCCGCTTGGACCTGGGACGCGCGTCCGTATCCCTTCTTCCCGGCGTTGACCGACGTCTGGACGGACGGCGCGAACTGGCGGCTGGGGCATTGGCTGACCGGGCGGCTCGGGGCGGTGTCGCTTGCGGCGCTGGTCCGCCATCTCTGCCTGCGCGCCGGGCTCCCCGAAGATCGCATCGACGTGAACGGCCTCTGGGGGGCGGTCGAGGGCTATGCCATCGGCGCGCTGGAAAGCCCGCGCGCCTCGATCGCCACGCTGTCGCGGCATTTCGGCTTCGACGCCGTCGAGACCGAGGGCGTCATCCGCTTCGTCATGCGCGGCCGGGCCTCCGTCGCCACTCTCGCGTCCGACGATCTGGTCGCGGCCCGTGAGGGCGATGTGCTGGAGCTGACCCGCGGCCAGGAGACCGAACTCCCGCAGGCCCTGAAATGGCAGGTCGCCCGTGCCGACGAGGATTACGAGGCCGCGCAGGTCGAGGCTCGGCGCATCACCGTCGACACGACGCGAATCGCCTCGGAGAGCTTTCCGATGGCCGTGCCGCCCGAGGAGGCCGAGCGCCGCTGCCGCCGCGCGCTGATGGAAGCCTGGACCGGCCGCGAGAGCGCCGTCTTCCGCCTGCCGCCATCGCGGCTCGCGCTCGACCCAGCCGATGTCGTGTCTTTCGCCCATGACGGCCGGGCTGTCCCGCTGCGGCTTGTCTCCATCGCGGATGCGGATGCGCGCGGCATTGAGGCGGTCCGCCAGGACCGGGAAGCATACGACCTGGCGCCGGGAGCCTCGCGGCCCTCGGCACTGTCCCAAGCGGTCGTCTTCGGCCCGCCCGAGGCGGTGCTGCTCGAATTGCCGCAGCTGACCGAGGACCAGCCCGCGCACCGCCCCTTCGCCGTGGCGCATGCCGTGCCGTGGCCGGGCGAGATCGCGGTGTTCCGCAGCCCCTCGATGGACGGGTTCGAGCTGCTGACCAGCTTCGGCACGCGGGCCCGGATCGGCGCGCTGGTCGCAGACTTCTATTCCGGACCCACCTCGCGCTTCGACGTCGGCAATGTGCTGGTGGTCGATCTGCTCACCGGCACGCTGGAAAGCGTCACGGACCTGACCCTGTTCGGCGGGGCGAACGCGCTCGCGATCGAGACCGCGCCCGGCGTCTGGGAGATAGTGCAGGCGGGCGCGGCCGAGCTGCTCGCGCCCGGCCGGTATCGGCTCACCCGGCTTCTGCGCGGCCAGCGGGGGACAGAAGGCGCCATGGGCAACCCGGCGCCCGCTGGCGCAAGGGTCGTGGTAATCGACGACAGCCTCGCGTCGCTGCCGATCGCCGAGGCCGACCTCGGCATCCCGTGGAACTGGCGCGTCGGCCCGGCGAGCCGTCCGGTCAGCGACGAGACCTATGTGGCGCAAGCCTTCACGCCCGCAGGCGTCGGGCTTCGGCCGTTCTCCGTGGCCCAAGTGGAGCAGCCGTGGCGCACGCCGCGCACACCCGGCGATCTCTCCATCCGCTGGACACGCCGGTCCCGCGCGCTCGCCGCCGACAGCTGGGGCGCTGTCGAAGTGCCGATGGCGGAGGAACTGGAAGCCTACGAGGTCGAAATCCTCGACGGTGCAACGGTAAAGCGGCTGCTGAGCACCGCCACCGCCAGCGCCGTCTACACCGCCGCCCAGCAGACCGCCGACTGGGGCGCGCCGCTCGGGCCCGGCAACACGCTCGACGTCCGCATCTACCAGCTCTCCGCCCTCGTCGGGCGGGGCGCGCCCAAGACCGTCACGCTCACGCTCTGAAAGCCAACCCATGTCCGACGCCACGACCCATCTCCTGTTGCCCTACATCCTCGCGGCACAGGCCCAGAAGCATGTCACCCACAACGAGGCGCTGCGGATCCTCGACGGGCTCGTCCAGCTTTCCGTCCTCGACCGGAATCTGACAGCGCCGCCCGGCAGCCCTGCGGATGGCGACCGCTACATCGTCGGCTCGGGCGCGACGGGC